TGTCATTCCAAATTCCAAGGAAAGTGAGGTAATCAAAATCATATTCGACAAAGTCTACGGCAATACTACGCAAGTCTCGGTTGTCGATCAATTGATCACTTGGTGGAGATTCCAAGCGGGGCTCCTTTTCCACTAATTGTGGTCGAAGGCCGTGAATGTAATAACGGCCTGGTCTTTCAAGTTCCGACCAATCCTCCTCACCTCCAATATCAAATAGCTCCTGCGGTTCTTCAGGAGCAAAGACCTTCACTGATGTCTTCTCAGCCACCTCTGGCATGGTGGGTGGCAATTCAGCCACTGTGCTAACCTTCGGCTCAGGCTCAGCCTTAGCAACACAAAATTTCGGGAGAAGTGAACCATTAACCGTCACCCCTGATACCATCTTAGCAATCTGTTGTCCCTGATGCTTAGCAGCCTTCTTACGGCGATGCTCAACTTCACGGCGCTGTTCAGCGCGCCCAACAGGTCGCCCCCACTTGCACTTTACAAGTGGGGGTGATAACTCTCCCCCCCCCTGCTCGTTTTCGAGTGTCGCAAACTTATTGCGGCAATCAACAGGGTGGCGCTTCGGAGGTTGAGAGACCCTCCGTTGCAAATTAAAAGCCAACAAGCGTGCAGTGTTATGTGCAATGCGCTCGTCGGTAAGAATCACACCTTGAGTATCCATAATTTCAAGGGAATTCTTGCTGGTTATTGTGGTGTTGGTGTCCTGGCTCGAGCCTTGATCGGGCACCTTACTCTCCTCCACTTCACAGCTTATCAGGGGGGGCAAGTGGGGTGGATTTACGCTATTCGCGACCACCTCCACAGCCTCCTCTCTTCCAGGCTCACTCCGGATTTTTAAATTCGGGGTTTCACCGCGTCTGCCATCCAAAAACAGTTCTTGACTACTTTCAGTCATTGCGAGTGAGCGTCAGCCTACCTACATAGGCCCAAAATCCAAAATGGTGCAATTGCTCACACCTCCCACGCCACAATCCTTCTTCGGTGGATTACATGGCTGGGTGACCATCTCTGGCCAGTGGGTCACTCATTGCGATGGCACCAGGGATCTGAGGTAATTGAGCGCGCGTTTCTCGATGACTCCGCTCTCACTCATTGTTGCCTGGGTGCTGAGGTACTTCCCACATGATCTGTACTGTTAGTTGGACAGACCAGTCCCCCGAACACTGTATGGACAGTCGGGATCCAGCCAGCCCTGAAACGACAGGGTTAATGTGAGATGGAATTGCCAACAACCAAACTCACAAAGGCTCGAAAGAAAAAACGAATACTACAGGCGTCAACATGTGGCTAAGTCTCCCCACCTTGCTAGATTCGAAAAAGAAATAACCTTT